GATCGCGGTTAGCCAGATCACTTCTGAAATTAAGATCGATCCCTATGCTAAAAACGCTCCGAGAGGAGGAATGTTCAGCGGTGGAAATGCATTATTGCATTGGGCTGACTTTATCCTAGAGTACAGCACGACAGCAATGGGCGACTATATTCTTGATAACCCAGCAGGGAAGATGAATGATGGCAAGACTAAATCGATTGGTAAGTATTCCAAAGTAATGATCCAAAAGTCTACCAGCGAAGCTACTCGCAAAAACATCGTTCAATATCCTATTAAATTTGGAAAAAAGCCTTCTGGTATCTGGGTTGAGTATGAGATTCTTGATTGTCTGCTGATGTGGGATCTTGTCGTTGCAAAGGGGGCTTGGATTACGGTGGACGATTCTTTAGTTGAAGAACTTAAGAACGTTGGAATTGAAATGCCCAAGCAGCACCAAGGGAGAGAAAACTTCAGAAAATGGCTTGAAGAAAACGAACAAGCTACCAAGTATCTCTTTGGCAAGCTAAAAGCTGTTCAATCAAAATGAAACTATATTCTGTAACCGGCAGAATAATTAACAAAAATGTTTCTCAATTTTTAATAGATTGGGACAAACAGTCTCGCTCTAAGATTCAGTTCCAAGTTAAACAGTTTCTTAAGCCATTTTGGAAAACTCATGTCTGTTATGAAGAGTTCCCGGTATTCGGAAGCAGAATGAAAGTAGACTTTATTAATATTTCCCGCAAAATAGCGATAGAAGTTAATGGAGATCAGCATTCTTCTTTTAATAAATTCTTCCATAACAATTCTAGATTGAATTATCTTAACTCTATAAAAAGAGACTATAAGAAATCTGTATGGTTAGAGAAGAACGGTTTTCAACTATTAGAGTTAGAGACATCTGATTTAAATAAGTTAAGCTACGATTATATAAATCATACATTCAAGATATCACTGGTGTAATATAAACTGTGGCAAAAAATAAAGAATTCCAGTTCCCAGATAGTATTCTATCTCAAATAGATGAATGCTCTCAAGGAGGGTTTTTATTGTTCACCTTTGATAAAAAAGGAATGCCAGAAGTTAGGTCTAAATTCGATAATGCACAGAACGCAATGGCTATGCATTATTATATTAATAATTGGCTTAGTGCTGTTGAACAAATCAATTTAGAAAACACGATCCATAACATTATCGCTGCTGATAAAGAAGATGATGAAGACGATGATGATGAAGACGGTCCTGCTAGTAAGTAACTCTTTTTTTAGTTAAATGAAACTTTCCTCTATTAAGGTAGAGCAATCCTTGCTTGGTTCGCTCATTAAAAATTCAGAATCATTCTACGATATAGATCACTTTATATCAGAGATTGATTTCACAAACGATGTAAACGGAACAATATATTCGATAATTCGCCAGATATGCAACGCTAAAGAAAAAATAGATAAAGTCATTCTGGCTCAGAAAATTCAGAATCTTGGCATTTCTTTCCAAGAAGATCTTGACATATACGATTATATCGATTGCCTTTCTTTAGCGGTTTCAAATAAAGATTCTGCTATTAAATATGCTCAAGAGTTAAAACAGTTTTCTATTCGTCGTGACATAAAAGGAATGGCTCAAAGGATAATAGAAACCGTTTCTACTAATCCTGAGAAAAATGCCAGTCAAATCATAGCTGAAGTAGACTCCATATATGGCGAAAAGATTAATTCTTTTGATGCTACTGAAGAGATTAGAAATATCTTTGATGACATAGAAGCGTTCATAGAAGAAAAAGGTAATAATCCTCAAGAAGAATCAGGCATAGATTTGCACTATCCAGAGTTCGCAAGGCTTTATGGAGGCTTGAGAAATGGGAATGTTTATGCAATCGTCAGTCGCCCCGGTCAAGGCAAAAGCTCGTTCTTGGTTGAGATGTCTCTTGGAGCTTATTTAAAGAATAAAAAGGTTAGCGTCCTTTACCTTGATACAGAAATGTTTTCACAAGATGTGAAACTCCGTATTGCAGCAGCGAAAACTGGAGTACCTTTCTGGCATATTGACACGGGAAACTGGCGTAAAGATCCTGAGATGGTTTTCAAAATCAGAGCTTTCTTAAAAGAGTTTAGTAAATATAACTATACTCATCATTGTGTTGGTAATAAAGGAATTGACGAGATTATATCTTTTATCCGTAGATGGTATTACAGTAAAGTTGGAAGAGGGAATCCTGCTCTTATTTGTTATGACTACGTCAAACTTACCGGAGAAAAGGTCGGCCAAAACTGGGCAGAGCATCAAGCCATTGGCGAAAAGATAGATAAACTTAAAAAGATTTCAGAAGAAATTAATGCCCCTCTATTCACTGCAATGCAAATGAATAGATCTGGCGAAAATTTTAATAGAAATGCTGGAGATGTAACCGATGATAGCTCCGCAATCGCCCTGTCTGATCGGCTTCAATGGTTCGCCAGCTATGTTGGAATTTTCCGAAGAAAAACTCTTGACGAAATAGAGCGCGATACGCCAGACTTCGGCACACATAAATTGATAACTTTAAAGAGCCGCTTCCAAGGCAAAGATGCTGCTGGACATCAGGATCTTATGAGAAGGAGAAATGATCATGGCGATGAAAAATATGTTCAAAACTTTATCAACTTTCAGATTAGTAATTTCAGTGTAGAAGAGAGGGGTTCCTTGGCTAATATTATTGAGAGAGAGCGTCAGACATTTTCATTGAATGATGTCAATCCCAATGATGGTTCTTTGTTATGAGCGATATAAAAGAAATACTTAACAACATCGGTTATCAAAACCTTAAAGATTTTGGCAGTTGGTATAGAACTCGTCCAATTTATAGAAGCTCTGATAACGATACCGTCTTAGCTATAAATAAAAATACTGGTTACTGGTATGACTACAAATTATGCAAAGGGGGTAGGTTAAGTGAATTAGTTCAAATCACGCTTAATCTAAACGATCTATCTCATGCAGACAAGATGCTTGCTGAGAAGTTCAATTTTACAGGAATTGTATCTAATCCAGACAAAACAATTATCAGTCAAGTAAAGATTTATAATGAGTCGATGCTAGATGGTCTTGTAAAAGATCACTCTTATTGGTTCAAAAGAGGAATCAAAGAAGAAACCATAGCTGAGTTCAAAGGAGGAACAGCTAAGAAAGGAAACATGATTAATCGTTATGTCTTTCCTATCTACAATCCTTCTGGCAAAATTGTAGGATTTAGCGGCAGATCGCTTATTGATTCAAATAGATCTGATTTCATAAAATGGAAACATCTTGGAGCAAAAAAAGAGTGGGTTTACCCAGCGCTCTTTGGGAAGGATTCTATCTCTGAAAGCAAGACGATATTCCTAATTGAAAGCATTGGAGACATGCTGGCTTTATGGCAAGCTGGTTACAAGAATGTCATTGTCACTTTTGGATTGGCAATCTCTCCCAAAATAATAAAATTTCTTTTAGAAAACTCTGTCCAACGAGTGGTTGTCGCATTTAATAATGATTCTTTTAATAATTCTGCTGGCAACGAAGCTGCCAAAAAAGCTCGTTCTAAGCTATTAATGTTCTTTGACGAAAACCAAGTGAAGATAAAGCTCCCTACTAAAAAAGACTTTGGATTAATGGGCAAAAATGAGATAGACTTATATATGAAGGAATTCAATGGATAAGAAAGAAGTCTACCTGTCTGCGTCCAGAATCAAGACTCTCGAAACTTGTTCATGGTCTTATTATTGCAAATATCATTTAAACATTCCCGAGAAGTCTAATTCAGGAGCAAAGCGCGGCACAATTTGCCACTTAGTATTTGAATTACTTCTTAACCCTCGCCACAAAGAGCTTTATGAGGAAATCATTGCCTCTGGCGATCCTCTCTCTTGCTCTCCAGTAGGCAGGTTAGTAATAAAACACGCTACGAGAGAAGGGATTAACAATCTTGAAGACATAGAATTAATCAATAAAATGATTCTTGTCGGTCTTAAGAGTGACTTCTTTCCAAAGGGCGGCGACATTCAAAACCCAGAGTTCGAATTCAAAATCGAAAGAGACGGCTATAAGGCCAGAGGATTCATTGACCTCCCAATTCTTTATAAGGAAGAAAAGAAGAGTAAGATTAGAGATTACAAGTCTAGCAAAGCGAAATTCAAGGGAGAAGAGTTGACAGCCAATATACAGGCGATGCTATACTCTATCGCTTCTAAAATTTATTGGCCTGAGTACGAGCCAGAAGTAGAATTTATATTTCTTAGATTTCCTAAAGCACCAGTGCAGCCGGTAAAATTTACAGATGATGAATTGTCAGGATTTGAGGTTTACCTTAAGCATGTTTACGGTAAAGTCAGCAACTTCTCTGAGCAAGATGCAAAACAAAACTTTGCCGCAGATGACGTAAAGAGCAGATGGCTATGTCAGGCAGGAGCTACTTGGGTTTGTCCCTTTAAGAATGAGATGTGGTTTTATTCTATTTACGACAAGAACGACAAATTTGTAAAAAGCTTTTTCACAGCAGAAGAAGCAAAAGCAGCAAAGAAAGACGATTCTCAAGTTATCAAAAAATTTAAGTATGAAGGTTGCCCCAGATGGAAATAACTCTTATTTATGAAAATATTACCTCTTTTTAAAAGCCATTATAGCATCGGCAAATCAATATTAACCCTAGATAAGGCCGGATCTTCTTCTAAAGAAGGCTCCTCTTCTATCGTAGACATCGTTAAAGAAAACAAACTGGACCAAGTTTTCCTTGTAGAAGAGAATATGAGTTCTTTTCTTGACGCTTTTAAAAACTTTAACTCTATTAAGGTTCCATTCTATTACGGACTTAGATTAGAGCTATGCCCTGATATCAATGAAAAGACTGACGAGTCTTTGAAAAAGTCCAGCAAAATTATCATCTTCGCTAAAAATGGTAATGGATACAAGAAACTCATTAAGATATTCAGCATCGCCGCGACAGATGGTTTTTATTATACACCAAGAATAGATGAAAAGACCTTGACACAAGAGTGGGATGAAGCTAGCCTAAAATTATGCGTCCCATTTTATGACTCTTTTTTATTCAAAAATACAATGTCTTACTCCTTGTGCTGCCCAGAGTTGAAGTTTACAAAACCTACTTTTTTTACTGAAGATAATGACCTGCCATTTGATCAGATAGTAAGGCAAAAAGTAATCAAATTCTGTGCTGATCAATATGAGACGGTCGCCAGCAAGAGTATTTATTACGAGACAAGAGAAGACTTTAAAGCCTACATGACTTTTAGATGCATAAATAACAGGACTACCCTTAACAAGCCGAATTTAGAACACATGTGCAGCGCTGAATTTAGTTTCGAAAGCTGGAAGGAGGCTGATTCTATATGATGGAAAATCTTCTTCGTTATGATAAAGATAAAGTCCATACTTTTATAGACTTAGAGACCGAGAATTTATGCCTTAGCTTTATAAATAATCGCCCTTGGCAATGCGGCATGATCAAAGTTAAAGGAAATGAGGTCTTAGAAACTTCTGATATTTATATTAAATGGGATAAGCCTATTAATGTTAGCAAAGAAGCTGCCCAAATTACTCGCTTCGATCAGTACAAATATAATAAAATTGCTATCCATTCTAGCGAAGCTATTAAAACTATATCGCAGTGGTTGGAAAATTGTGATTATATAATCGGGCACAATATCTTAAACTTTGATATGTATCTCATTAAAGATTATTACGAAATGTATGGGAAAGAATGGAAGCACTTAGTGAGTAAAGTTATAGATACTAATTGTCTAGCGAAGGGAGTTAAATATGAAATCCCTTACTCTCAAGAAATGAGCTTAATTGAGTACCAGTATAGAGTACTGAACGAAAGAAGAAAAGGAGTGAAAACTAACCTTACAAGCCTTGGAAAAGAATATAGCATAGAACACGATTACGAGACTCTTCACGACGCACTTAACGATTTACATTTAAACATTAAAGTATGGAACAGACTGAAATTCCAAATCGCAGTATGAATTTTTCAAAAGACTTTCAAAAATACGAACTTGGCCTTCACGGACTTAGAATGCCTGTCTTTGAAATTGACCAAAGACACAAGACTAGACTTAAATTAGTTGCTCAGACTTCTAATTACGATTTTTTAAGAAGCCTAGCTAGAGAGGGATTTCATAAGCTTGATCTCGAAAAAGGAAGCGCTCTTTACAAGAGGTATATTGATCGCGTTAATTACGAATTACAAATTCTTCAAGAGTTAGAATTTATTGATTACATTATCCTCATTTGGGATGTTATTAATTATTGCAGAGAGACGAGTATTCCAACTGGGCCGGGAAGAGGATCTTGCGCTGGCTCTCTACTATTATTTCTCATTGATGTAACCAAAATTGACCCCATTAAATATGAACTATTTTTTGAGCGATTCATTTCTAAAGCCAGAGCAAAGAAAACTATTGTTGATGGAGTAACTTATTTTGATGGCTCGTTATTTCCTGATGTTGATCTTGATATTTGTTATTATAATCGGCATAGAGTAATAGCTTATCTTGAAGAGAAATTTAAGGGCAAGACATCTAAGATCCTTACTCTAAACACTTTAAGTTCCAAACTCTGCATAAAAGAGTCAGGGAAAGTAGTGGCAGAGAAACAGGAGAGCGAAATGAATGATGTCTCTTCTTATATTCCTAAGCTTTTCGGTCAAGTCAAGAGCTTGGAAGAAGCAGTCACTGAAAGCGAAAAATTTGCAGAATGGGTCAGCACGAACCAAGAAGTTTATAAGATCGCTTTAAAGCTCCAGAATCTTAATAAAAATAAAGGCGTACACCCGTCTGGGCTTTTATTGGCGCACTCACTCCTTGAAGAATCCTGTCCAGTAGAATTGTCATCAGACAAGCAGGTCGTTTCAAGCTACGACATGAATAATGTTACAGCTTATAATATTAAACTTGATTTGCTTGGTTTGCGAGGAGTATCAGTTGTAGACGATGTTTGCAAATCTCTTGGAATCAGATATGAGGATATTGATGTAAATGATGTTTTCATATATCAGCAATTACAAGACTTTAAGTTGCCTCATGGATTATTCCAAATTGAAGCAGAAACTAACTTTAAAGTATGCCAAAAAGTAAAACCCAAGAACCTTGAGCAGTTAAGCGGCGTATTAGCTCTTGCTCGTCCCGGTGCATTGCAGTTTATTGATAAGTACGCTAACTATACAAACAATAATCATTACGAAAGTATCCATCCTTTCTTCGACGATATCTTAGGAGTAACTGGAGGAGTTTGTTTGTATCAAGAACAGTTGATGAAGATGGTGAGCAAGGTTGGATTCTCACTTGACGAAGCAGAAATTGTTCGACGCTGCGTGGGCAAAAAGAAGGTCGAAGAGATGAAAGAGTGGGAGCAGAAGATTAAAGACAAGATTTCCCAGCAGAAA